CAATTCTATACTCTATAACTAGACAAATTTCTAGAGGACTTGCTCTTACTGATAGACAAAAAGATGTAGTTGTGCAGAAATTAAATGGTTATAAAGATCAATTTGATAAAGCTGAGATTCCGCTTGATGAGTGTTTAAATAATCTTAGACAACCGTTAAGAGAAATTGACAGGAGCACATATATTAAAACTGTTGAACACAAAAATGAGAAATATATATGTGTTAGATTCCCGTTCAATAAGAAAACAATTATTCTTATAGAAGAACTAAGGATTAAAACGCCTAACAATGAATATATTCACGAACGTGGTAAACATACCCATTTATTTAAATTGAATGAAGTAAACATATTTGCAATATTAGAAAAATTTAGCAAGAAAAACTTTGAAATAGAAAAAGAATTATTAGATTGTTATGGAACATTGATGGAAATGAAAAATAATAAACACAAGTATGTGCCTGGCATTTATGGACTTGAATTAAAGAATATGCCGCAAGAAGCAATTGATATTATTGTTAGTGATGTAGGTCAACCTACAATAGATAACTTGGCCATACTTAAAGATAAAGAAGATATGTACGGACTAGATCATTTTGACGATGTAGACTTAAAAAGAAGTATTTCACAATTAACTTCATTATCTGCAAAAGTAGTAAAAAGGAAAAGCAATCATATTCAAATAGATCCTAAAGAATGGAATCTAAAAGATGTGTTTGCAATGTTAATAGAACTTCAAAGATTTCCTTTGCAAATCATTCTAAAAAATGGTAACGAATATAAAAATTTATCTCAGTCTCATAAATGCTTGAAGTATATTATAGATGAGAGCGATATAGGAGTAATATTTAGGTTAGATAATAACAAAGAAGAAAATATTTCCTTTAATCAATACATTAAAGATAACAAATTAAATTCTACGGTTGCAATTACTCAAAAAGTTGTGTATACTAATACTAGTAAAATAACAAAACCTTTAATTGATTGTGGCTGGCAACCTAAGGCAGTATTACGGTTAGGTAGTGAAAATACTAGTACTGAGGTTTCAGCATTTGTTAGTGATTGTGATTTAGACGTCCATTATGACACAGAGGTATCTCCTTATCTAAGCACTTCATATAGAGGTATTGGTCAAGGTCGTATTGAGAAAATATAAATGGCAAGTTGTAAACTTATTATAGAAGACGAAGTAAACATTAAGTTAGAAGGATTAGAAGTAGACGTTAGACGTAAACTTTCTAATGCTCTTAAATTTGAAGTGCCATATGCAAGGTATATGCCGCAATATAAATTAGGTCGATGGGACGGTAAAGTTGCATTTTTTGGTATTGGCGGTACTGGATATGTAAATCATTTAGATACTATAACACAAGTTTTGCAAAAAAATAATGTTGAAATTATAGACATTGAAGACAGACGACAACCTATTCAATTAAACTTTAGTACAATTACAGAAGAGTTTTGGGGCGACACATGTTGGCCCAAAGGACATCCTGCTGAAGGTCAACCAATACGCTTGCGTGATTATCAAGTCGAGGTAATCAATAACTTCATGCAGACTCCGCAGGCACTGCAAGAAGTAGCAACTGGAGCAGGTAAGACTATCATCACAGCTACACTGAGCAAAATCACAGAACCATACGGGCGTAGCCTTGTTGTAGTTCCAAATAAGAGTTTGGTAACACAAACTGAAGAAGATTACATTAACTGTGGTTTAGATGTAGGTGTATACTTTGGTGATAGAAAAGAGCTAGGCAAGACTCATACAATATGTACTTGGCAAAGTCTTAATATTCTTGATAAGAAATTTAAAGACGGAGAAGCAGTATTGAGTCTTGCTGAATTCTTAGAGGGTGTAAGTACAGTGATTATAGATGAAGTTCATCAAGCAAAAGCAGAAGTACTAAAGAATTTACTAACAAGAAATTTACGTAATGCTCCAATTAGATGGGGACTTACTGGAACGATACCGAAAGAATCTTTTGAATTTGAAAGTATACATGCCAGTATAGGACCTGTCATTGGGCAAGTAAGTGCAAAAGAATTACAAGATAAAGGAGTTCTTTCTCAGTGTCATGTAAATGTTGTTCAGTTATTGGACACAGTTGAACACAGAGATTATCAATCAGAATTAAAATATCTTGTTACAAATAAAGACAGAATATCATATATAGGCAAATTATTAAACAATATTAAAGAATCAGGTAACACACTGATACTTGTGGATAGAATCTCAGCAGGTGAAATGCTACAAGAACTTATACCAGGATCAACTTTTGTAAAAGGTGATGTAAAACTAAAAGACAGAAAAGAAGCATACGATGAAATTAACACAGGAACTAACCATGTGGTTATTGCAACCTATGGAGTTGCCGCTGTTGGTATTAATATTCCTCGCATTTTCAATCTCGTCCTTATTGAGCCTGGCAAAAGTTTTGTAAGAGTTATTCAAAGTATAGGCAGAGGCGTAAGAAAGGCAAAGGACAAAGACTTCGTACAAATATGGGATCTTACAAGTACTTGTAAGTTTGCGAAGCGGCACCTTACCCAAAGGAAGAAATTCTATAAGGAGGCGCAATACCCATTTACCATAGAAAAGGTAGATTGGAATTAATATGAGAATAATGACATTAGATAACGAATGTTTTTTGCTGAATAATCTTCCTGACGAATTACAAGACGATATTAGATTTGCAGTATTAGATAATTCAGATCCAAAAAATCCTGACTTCTTTTTCATTCCTTTAATTTTCTTAGAATCATTTACTGCACCAGCAATGGTTATGGAAATTAATGGGAAGGAAATAATGATGCCAGTTGATTGGAGCATAGCAGTTGGGGATAGTCATAGCGGTAATGACTTAGAAGTTCTTCCACTTACAAGTATAAACGATAGAGGATTTGAAGCATTCTTATTCAATCCTTTGACTAGTTTCAAAACAGATTTTGGAGATATAAAAATTACACATTTCTATAATGATGTAAAATGGTATTTTCCAAAAACAAAAAACGGACAACTATTAGCTATCCCTTTAACCGAAGGAGCTAATCCTTTATGTGCGTACTTTATTAAAGATATATCACGTCAAAGTGAAATTATAGAATATGCCAAGTTGTTATAGGAGATATAATTATGGACTATGTAATACTACAAGAAAAAATTACAGAAAAATTTATGGAAATAGCAAAAGGATGTTCACCCGGCAATAACTGGATTCTAGGCGCTACAAACAGAGTGCCTCAAGTTCTAGCAGAAATAGCAACAGAGGTAGTAAAGGAATATGAAAATGAAAGCAGGTAAGATTTGGGGTCAGACAGAACTTATTCATGCTAACGGTGTACTTGAGTTCCACCGTATTGAATACAAAGCAGGATACAAATGCTCAGAGCATGAGCATCAGTATAAATGGAACGGATTCTTTGTTGAATCGGGCAAGATGCTTGTTCGAGTTTGGCAAGATGATCAAGGGCTAGTTGATGAAACTATCCTTGAAGCTGGAGACTTTACACAAGTAAAGCCTGGCAAGATTCACCAGTTTGAAGGTTTGGAAGACGGTGTCGCTTTTGAACTATACTGGGCGGAGTTTAACCACGATGACATTGTTCGTCGTACTTCAGGCACAAAGACATAACGGAGAGAAATATGTTAGAAAAACTATTCGGTCTATCAAAGGCCGGTACTACAGTGAAGACAGAAGTAATGGCAGGTATTGCTACGTTTCTTACAATGGCTTACATTACTGTTGTCAATCCAGCTATCCTTTCAACAGAAGGATCAGGAATGGCATTTGGCGCTGTATTCACAGCCACAATTATTGCGGCAATTATTGGTACATTGATTATGGGATTATGGGCTAACTGGCCTGTAGCACTAGCACCAGGTATGGGATTAAATGCATTCTTTACGTTTGGTGTAATTTTTGGTATGGGTTATACATATCAACAAGCGTTGGCTGCTGTGTTTGTAGCAGGTTTGGTGTTTATTGCGTTAAGTGTAACACCAGCACGTAAGTACATTATTAATAGTATTCCTAAGTCAATGAAGTTAGGCGTAGGCGCAGGTATTGGTCTGTTCCTTGCGATCATTGGACTTAAGAATGCCGGTGTTGTTGTTGACAACCCTGCCACACTTGTGGGACTTGGTGATGTAACAAGCTGGCCTGTACTATTGACAGGACTTGGCTTTATTATCATGGCCGTGTTAGATAAACGTAAAGTACCAGGCGCAATTATCCTTGGTATTCTTGCTGTATCAATTATTGCATGGGTTACCGGGATTGCAAATCTTGGAGGTTTAGCAGGCGCTATTCCAAATCCAGATCATGCATTTAGTATGGACTTTAGTGCTTTGTTTACAGCTGGATTCATAGGTGTAGCATTTGCATTTTTGTTTGTAGACTTTTTTGACACAGCAGGCACACTTACAAGTGTTGCAAATTTAACAGGCAAAGTAAACGAAGACGGTGAAGTAGAACAAATTGATCGTGCTTTATTAGCTGATTCAGTTGCTACAACAGCAGGTGCGTTAGTTGGTACAAGTAACACTACAAGTTATATTGAAAGTGGTGCTGGTATTAAAGAAGGCGGCAAAACTGGACTTACAGCAGTCACAGTAGCAGTACTATTTGGTGCTTGTTTATTCTTTGCTCCACTAGCACAAAGCATTCCTGCTTTTGCTACAGCACCTGCTCTCATATTTATTGCAACTTACTTTCTACGTAATGTTGCAGATATTGATTGGAGTGATGTTACAGAATATGCTCCAGCAGTATTGGCGGCAGTGTTAATGCCGTTAACATTTAGTATTGCACACGGAATAGCATTAGGCTTTATTGTATATGCAGTTATAAAGGCATTGAGTGGCCGTACTAGTGATTTAAATATAGGTAGCATTGCTATTGCTGTTATAAGTGTAATTTACTTTACAGCAGTTTAATGGGAAACTTGATACCTAATCAACCTTTGATATACGAGCGTAGCAACGGTGTTGTTTACGCTCGTTATCGAGACTCTCCACATAATACAATACCAAGGTGGATAGTTGGCGGTGACCCTTCAAGTGTTTCGGAAGCACAAGGAGAACTATTAAATTACAATGAATGGCTTAAATTATGCGATCTTTCCAAAAACAACCCAACACTTGAAAAATTACTTGACAAATTAGTTACAATGTATTATATTATTAAACATGACTCAGACAAAACTTCCAATTAAAGATATACTAGCAGCAATTGACATGGGTGCAAAAAACGTCTGGGATGAAATAACAGACGAAGAGCGCAAACAGGTTAGTTTCTGGTTACTTAATAGATACGTAAGTTCAGTAAACGGAAATAGAGAAAAACAAGAGCTTGCGGTTTTCAAAACTAACGAGTATTACAATAAACATTATATGGATATTAGTAAACATCCAAAACTCCAATGGCAATTACTATGTATGAGTGGCAACACAAAAAAGATAGAATTTCATCAGTGGATTGGGCATAAGAAAAAAGGCAATAGCAATTCAAATGGTGTAAAGTTACTTGCACAATTATATCCTAATATGAAACAAGACGAGGTAGAACTACTTGCTAGAATATCTACAAAAGCCGAACTCAAACAACTGGCTAAAGAACATGACATCGAAATCAAACTCTAAACCATATGTATGCGAATATTGTAATACTGGATACACACGAGAAAAAACTCTTGCAGTGCATATGTGTGAACAAAAACGTAGAGCATTACAACGAAATGAAAAGAGAGTAACACTTGGGTATTATGCATTTAACCAGTTCTATAAATTAAGCGCAGGTGCGAAAAAAGAAAAAACATATGAAGAATTTTGTAAATCTCCTTACTATAATGCTTTCGTCAAGTTTGGTTCGTTTATCAATAATGTGCGTCCCCTATATCCTGAGCGTTATATTGATCATGTTGTGACTAGCGGAGTTAAACTTGATCACTGGTGTAGAGAAGAGATGTATGAAAAATATGCTATAGAGCTTATCCTTAAAGAAGATGTTACAACAGCTTTAGAACGTAGTGTACAAACTATGTTAGAATGGGCAAGTGAGAATGAACCTGCGCCCTGGAATCATTACTTTGATCATATCAGTTTAAATAGAGCGGTTTGGCATATAAAGGACGGTAAGATTTCTCCTTGGCTCATATTAAATTGTAGTAGCGGTAAGGAAATGCTAAGTAAATTGAATGACGAGCAACTAAATCTGATTTATCATATTATGAACCCAGAACATTGGGCTATGCGATTTAAGAGAAATCCAAAAGATGTAGAGTTAGTCAAGGAAATAGTGAAAGAGAGTAAATTATGAAAATACTAATTTTT